AATCATAATACTTCACAGCCTATTGGTAATCCTTTAACTTTAGTTGAAGATGATAAGGGATTGCTTTATGAAAGTAAAGCCGGAACAAATGCTATTGCTGTTGATGTTTTAAAGATGATTGACAGTGGATTAATAACGGAACATTCAATTGGTTTTAATACAGTAAGAAAAACAGTTTTAAATCCTGATGCAGACTGGAAAGATCAATCAACACAGATACACGAAATAAAATTATATGAATTTTCTTCACTCACTGCATGGGGTGCAAATCAATATACACCCTTAATTGGTGTTAAGTCAAAACAAAATGTTGAAGAAAGAATTGGTAGATTAATAAAAGCAATTGATGGGGGTACTTTTACAGATACCACATTTATCTTCTTACAAGACGAACTATTATTTTTACAAAAAGCATTCAAAGATATTACCACTCCTGCCGCAATCATAGCACCGGAGCCGGATATTGAAGCGCAAATAAAAGAAGCATTTCAATTATTCAAATCAAAAAATTAAAAAATGGAAATTAAAGAAATAAAAGATTTATTGGTTACCGAACTGGAAACCACTAAAGCGGCAATCTTAAAGGTTGCTGATGATAATGCAAAAACAGAATACAAAAAAATGAATGATTTGGTAGAAGAAAAATTTGCCAAATTAAATCAATTACCTGCTGATGTAAAACCAGAGATGGTTACAAAAGCATTGGTAGATATTAAAACTATGGTATCTGATTGGGCAGACATGGAAAAATTGGTTAAAGATGGCCGTTTTGCTGCTAATGGAACTACAGGGAAAAACTTTACAGAAGCATTAGGTATTGCAGCAAAAGAAAATCAGGACAAATTGGCAAATCTTAAAAAAGGTGAAGGAATTACTTTAGAGTTGAAAGATATGACTTTTGGTAACGCTTTTACTTCTGCTGGTGCCAGTGTAACTTATGTTAAACCTGGTATTATCGAATTGCCAAAACGCAAATTACATATCAGAGAACTATTAACAGGTGGTGGAATGGGGCCAAACAGTACATTTGATTTCGTAAAAGAAATCACTGGTACAGGATCAATTGCAAACACTGCGGAAGGAACGCTTAAATCTCAATTTGGTTTGGCTTTACAGGAAACATCGGTACGTGCTGAATGGATTGCTGGATTTATGGTGATGAGTTATAATCTTTTGAACGATGTTGAAGGTATGACTACATTCCTTTCAAACAGGTTGCCTGAAAAACTTTTAAGAGTTGAAGATAGCCAAATACTTAATGGTTCCGGTGTTCAACCAAATCTATTAGGTATTCAGTCAGTTGGTAACTATACTGCTGCCGCTGCTGCATCGGTAAGCCGTACAGAAACATTGATACAGGCTATCAGCCAACTGGAAGTTTTAGATCGTGAGGCAAACGGCATTTTACTTTCTCCGAAAGATTGGTATAATTTATTGCTTTATAAAGCATCTACATCAGGGGAGTACACACAGCCTGTTTTAATAACTTTCCAAAATGGTAATTTAACAGTAGCTGGTGTTCCGGTATTCAAATCAACAGCACAGGCTGAATTTGATTTCTTGGTAGGTGATTGGACAATGGGTGCTAATTTAATTACAAGAGAACCAGCAAGGGTTGAGTTCTTTAGAGAAGATTCTACCAATGTAAGAACAAACCAGGTTACTGTAAGAATAGAAGAAAGAATTGCATTGCCTGTATATGGTAATGATTACTTTATCTATGGTAATTTTGATGCAGTTTCTTAAATAGGTTTTAAGTGATAATAAAAGCCCTGTCCTGTATTGGGCAGGGCTTTTTAAATTTTAGCAAATGGATTATAGGTCAAACGAAGATTACTACTGGAGGAATAGGGGGTATGTTGCTGATATTGGAAGGGGGCTTTACAATGGCACAACTAACACCGTTTTTAGTGGTGAAGGTGCAGAACCGGTTAGTTTAGCAAGTATGCTTAATTGGGGTAAGATAGATCAGAACACTGATAACGCTTTAATTACGGCACTTATTACCACTGCACGGATAATGTGTGAGCAGTACACCAATACTTCAATTATAACCCGTACAATTGTTGCTGATATAAACAACGCAAACGGTGGTTTTATTTTACCTTATGGGCCTGTTACAAGCACACCAACGGCAGTTGATTGGGAAGGTACAGCATTAACCTTAGTTTGGAATTTCAGCCAAATACAAACACCTTATGGCCGTATGGCTGTAACCTACACAGCAGGAGTTACTAATCTTGATATTTATAAAACTGCTATTATGGAGCAGACTTTATACCTGTACGAAAATAGGGGGGATGAAAAAACAGGCATGGCACCGATAGCGTGTACTTTACTTAATCCATTAATAAGGCAGAAATGATAGGTAAAATGAATAGGCGGCCTATATTTTACAATGAATCATATATTGTTGATGCAGGTGGCGGCAGTAGGGCTGTTGAAACAGAAAGATGGGAAGCTTGGGCTGAGTTTAATGATCGTTCCGGTAGTTCATTTATAGGACAATCGCAAACATTACAGACTTATGATTATGTGGTAAGGGTAAGATTTGACAGCAGGTTTAATTCTAATACAGGTATGATTTATGAGGGGCAGGTATGTACTTGTAATTCGATGAAAATAGAAACAGAGGGGTATAAAAATTATTTATCACTACGTTACTCAAAAACTGATACATGGGTGGATCTGTCATAAAAATTGAAGGGTTAAGTAAAACTTTAGCAAGGCTTAATATTAAAAAGTTTGAACCACAGATACAGACATCTTTTAATAAGTTTGGGATAAGAGTAGAAATGGATGCAAAACAATTAGTACCAGTTGATGAGGGTAGATTAAAAGGTTCTATATTTCAAGAACCTGGTAGATTAGCGGTAACAGTTGGGGCATCTGCTAATTATGCCGCATTTCAGGAGTTTGGTACACGGAAATTTGCAGCAATATACATTGCAACATTGCCTAAAGATTGGCAGTCATTTGCCAGACAATACAAAGGTGGTAGTAATGGTACATTCCATGATTTTGTTATGAGTTTAATGGGGTGGTGTAAAAGGCATGGTATTAGTGAAAAAGCTGCATATCCTATTGCATTAAAGATATTAAAAAACGGATTGATGCCACGTCCATTTTTATATCCTGCTTTTAATAAAAATAAAGAACAGTTACTTAAAGATTTAAAAGATATTAAAGTTTGATTGATATAAATTATAGTTTAAGGATAGCTTACCAAACAGCACTTACAGGGATTGCTGGAACTCCTGTATTTTATAATTTATTACCTCCAAATGTAAGCCCAAATAATTATATAATATTCAGGTCAATTACTAATACCGATGCCAGTACAATGAATAGTAGTGATATTGACTGCCAAATAACAGTTGAGATACAAACATGGGAAGATGGTTTAAATAGTGGATTAGATGCAGACCAGGCAGCAAGGGAAGTATTTACAAGAATACTGCCAACACAGGGTGCAACACTTACATTAGATGGCGCACAAATGATTAGTACAAGGCTTTTAAGTGACATAACACAGCAGCCTATTACGTTTGGTAACAGGGCTTATGTAAGCCGGTTCATTACATTTGGGCATAAGATATTTTTGACATCAGATATTTCATAAATAAATTTGCAACGCTGTTGCAATTAATTAGTAACTTTATAAAAAAAATAAAATGGCAGAGCATAAAATTAACGGTACAGATGTACTTTTGTTTATTGGGCTTGATGGCAATACTTATGAAACAGTAGTTTGTTTAACTTCAGAAACAGTTTCAAGAACTACAAATGAGATTGATGCCAAAAGCAAATGTGGCCCTGATAAACTACCTGGAACACAGGATAATCAAGTTACATTTGAAGGACAGGTAATGGCTGATCCATCCAGCGGCAGAACAAGTACAGATGAACTTGATGACCATTGGAGAGAAAAAACAACTATCTACTGGAAGGTAGGTAAAGCTGTTCCTATTATTGGTGATGTTACCTATTATGGAACTGGTTTTGTTAGTTCATTGGTAGAAACATTTGCACAAGATGCGGTTGCTACTTTTACCGGTGCAATATCTCCTTATGGATTGATTTCTAAAACTACAGCCACTTCATAATGAATTACATTCAAATTGAAATAGGTGGTAAGTTAAGAGGGTGGAAGGTCAATCAGATGACTTTAGAATTATGGAGTAAAAAAACTTCAGGTGATGCTGAATTATCATCATCTAATTATGCCGCTGTATTTGCCGGATTAGTTGCTAATTGTTATGTAAAAGGCGAAGAACCTGACTTTACTTTTGAGAATGTGTGTGATTGGGTTGATGCAATTGAGGGAACAGAAACCATAGAATTTATTAAGAAAACATTTGAGGAAAGCCAGGTATATATAAATACATTAAAAAGATTGGAAAACCTGTTACGTTCTTCAAAAGAACCTGATAAAAAAAAAATAGTAAAGAGGAAGAAATTGTAGCCCATTGGTTTGAAATACATAAGTTCGCTTTGGGCAGATTAGGGTGGACTGAAAGAGATTATTATACTTGTAGCCCTTATATGTTCGTAGCAGCGTATGAGGGCTATTTTGATAAAGAGGATACAATAATTTCTTTATACCGGAAAGTGGCATTAGCTGCAAGTGCAGGGTATGTTAAGAGTTCTGATTTTGATGTGTTTTGGCCAGTACCAGGGAAGGTACATACAAACAAGGTTTGGGGAACACCGGAGGAAGCGATGGAGTTAAGAAAGAGAATTGAAAAATCACATGGTATAAAATTAAGTTAATGGCAGGTGATATAAAAATAGTTATAGGGGCAGATATAAAAGCATTAGAAGCTGGATTAGCAAAAACTGGAACTTCTATCAATGCTTTAGGCGGAACTGTTACAGCAGCAAATAATAAGATGAGTAACAGTTTTGCAGGTGTGGCAAAATCTACTAATATTTTATCTTCAGGTCTATCATCTTTGGGGCAATCATTACTTAGTGGTGGTATTGCGTTAGGAGTAACAGCATTGGTAGGTGGATTGGTAGCATTGGGTGAAAAACTGTTTGAGGTAAGTGAAGCACAGAAATCATTAAATGAGGTAATGGAAGGGGGAAGGAGTGAGTATGTAAAAGCCACACTGGAAGTAAATAAAGTACAACGGGCATTTACCGATGCAGCGGCAGGTGTAATTACAAAAGAGGAAGCGTTAAAGGTTTACAATACAACTTTAGGAAAAACTTTAGGTAAAACCAATGATTTTAATGAGGCAGAGGATATACTTAAAAACGGTACAAAGGATTATATAACCGCAATGACATTGAGGGGTGCGGCAAATTTAGCACTTGCAAAGGCTGCTGATAAGGCATTTGAGGCGGAAAAAGAAAGGGCAATAGGCCCGAGAAAAAGAACTATATTAGAAAGACTTAGTGTAGGTCGTTTTGGCGGAACTTCCAAAGAAGAGGAATTACAAAGTAGATTAAATAAATTAATAGAAGG